CAGCGACATCAACATCGCCATCATGAACTCTGCCGCTGGCTTGGGTTCTTTGGTCGTTCCGATTGCCGCTGCCGCTGGTGACTATGACGACGTGGCCCTGTGCGACGCCATCATGAACGAGCAAGGCGTGCCTGACTACGACCGCTTCATGGCCCTGTCCAGCCGCGACTACAACGGCCTGGCTGGTAACCTGGTTGGCACCGCCCGTTCGTTCGGCAATCAGAAGTCTGACAAGGCTTATGAGCGCTCTTACGTCGGCATGGTCGCTGGCTTCGACACCTACAAGATGGACTACGCCAACCGCCTGTTGGCTGCTGGTGGCGGCGCATCTTTGACCATCGACACCAACGGCTCAAACAGCCAAGCGAACTACACGCCTCAGGCCACTTCGACTTCCGTCGGCGGCCAGATCAACGTGGACAACCGCTTCCAGACCGTCACCGTGTCTGCCACCACCAACGTTCGTGCAGGCGATGCCTTCACAATCGCTGAGGTCTACGCTGTGCACCACATCACCAAGCAAAGCACTGGTCAACTCAAGACCTTCCGCGTTGTCTCGGTTGACTCCGGCACCACCATGACCATCACTCCTCCGATCATCGGTGCTCAGGGCGTTGCCCCCACCGACGCTCAGTTGCAGTACAAGAACGTGGAAGTGGCCATCGCTGCTGACGCTGCCGCCATCACCTTCCTGAACGTGAATGCCGCCTCGGTAAACGTGTTCTGGCAGCGTGACTCGCTGGAAATTTTGCCCGGCCGTTATGCCGTGCCTTCGGACGCTGGCGTCGCAGTGATGCGTGCCACCACCGACCAAGGCATCGAGCTGGTCATGCAGAAGTTCTACGACATTGACAGCATGACCATCAAGTACCGTATGGACACGCTGTTTGGTGTGGTGAACAAGAACCCCGAGATGTCCGGCATCTTGTTGTTCAACCAGTAATCTGGCAAAAGACTGGGGGGCTCCGGCCCCCCTTTCTGCATAGGAGACCAAAATGCCACTGACCAAAGGTTACTCAAGCAAGTCCATCGGCAAGAACATCTTGAAGGAGATGAAGTCTGGTATGCCTCAAAAGCAAGCCGTGGCCGTTGCACTCAACGTCGCTCGCAAGGCGGCCAAGACTGCTGGCAAGCCTAGCAAGGCTCCCAAGGCAGCACCCAAGAAAAAGGCCAAGTGATGCAAGACAACATCCTCATGCCCAAGTACCGCAAGAACAAAAAGCCCGTGAAGGTTCGCAAGCCATCCCGGCCAATCGACGGCATCAATCACCGTCTGTTGCGCGAGCAGGCAGCCGCAGCTGCAGCCGCACCTCAAGCGCCAGAAGTCGTGGAGACCTCAGTGCCAGACGACAGCGAAGCGCCGACCCGCATCGAGCTGGTCGAGAAGGCCAAAGAACTCGGCCTGACATTCACCAAGCGCACCAGCGACGAGAAGCTGCTGGCCATGATCGCCGAAGCACTCAACAAACAGGAGGCCTGACATGGGTTACAGCAAGCGCCAATTCGTCGCGGCGGCATTTGAAGAGATCGGCCTTGCGTCCTATGTCTTTGACCTGCAGCCAGAACAACTCCAGTCCGCCATGCGTCGCATCGATGCCATGATGGCCGGCTGGAACGGCAAGGGCATCCGTCTTGGCTACCCACTGCCAAACAGCCCACAAGACAGCGATCTGGATGAGCCGACATTGGTGCCAGACTGGGCAAATGAAGCGATCATCACCAATGGTGCTGTTCGGCTCGCTCCTGGCTACGGCAAGGTGGTAATGCCTGAGACCAAGGCCGTGGCCAAGGACAGCTACAACACCCTGCTGCAACGTGCAACCATGCCGCCCGAGCAACAGCTACCGGCCACCATGCCTGCTGGCGCTGGCAACAAGCCATGGCGCGTCTACGACAACCCGTTCATCCGTCCGCCTGTCGATCCTGTCGACGCTGGCCCAGACGGCCCACTCCAGTTCAACTAAGGATTCACCATGGCTTACATCAACCAACTGCCGCTGCTCGCTGTTGCTTCTCCCGGCGACCAGATTCCCGTCTATACCCCGAACAACGGAGATGCCCGTCGTCTGCCCATCGGTGCGCTGTTGCAGTTCTTCCAGCAGAACTTTGCCAGCCCAACGCTGGCCACAAGCATCTCGACGCCTGGAACGGGTTTCAACATCACCGTGCCGACACCTGTCAGCCAGCAGCAATGGATGCTGCTCCAGCCTGCAGGAACTTTGGCCGCTGGCACGATCACGCTGCCACTTAACACCCAGACGCCAGACGGAACTGAGGTGCTCATCACGACCACGCAGATCATCACCTCGTTCACCTTGGCCTTGAACGGTGCAAGCGCATCCTATGGCGCACCAACCACACTGGCTGCAAGCGGTTATTTCCGCATGCGCTTTGTGCAGGCCACAAACAGCTGGTATCGCATAGCATAACCATGGCCACCAAGAAAGACCCACGACTGGAGCGCGTTGGCGTTGAAGGCTTTAACAAGCCCAAGCGCACGCCATCTCATCCAACCAAGTCGCACGTCGTGGTGGCCAAGGCTGGCGACCAGATCAAGACGATCCGCTTTGGTCAGCAAGGCGTGTCTGGGTCTCCAAAGCGTGAAGGCGAAAGCAAGGCCGACAAGACGCGGCGCGAATCTTTCAAAGCCAGACACGCGGAGAACATCTCCAAAGGCAAAATGAGCGCTGCGTATTGGGCAAACAAGGTGAAGTGGTAAGCCATGCAAATTCAAATCCTCAACGGCATCTACACCGACAACGGCCCAGACCTGCGCACGAGCTACCCGGTTAACATGGTGCCAGTGCCAAAGCAGTCCGGCATCAGTGCCGGTTTTCTGCGTCCTGGCGACGGCATTGTGGCCAACGGCACAGGCCCAGGCACTGACCGTGGCGGAATCAACTGGAACGGCATCTGCTACCGCGTCATGGGCACCAAGCTCGTAACCGTGGCCAGCAATGGCGCTGTGACTGTGCTCGGTGACGTTGGCGGCCCTGTCAATACGCTGGTGACCATGGACTACAGCTTTGACCGCCTAGCCATTGCGTCCGGTGGTCGCTTGTACTACTGGAACGGCGCACTCACGCAAGTGACAGACCCAGACCTTGGCGTCGTGCTTGATGTTGTTTGGGTGGATGGCTACTTCATGACCACCGACGGCACAAGCCTGATCGTCACCGAACTGGCCGACCCGTTGGCCGTTAACCCGCTGAAATACGGCAGCTCCGAAGTTGACCCCGACCCAGTGGTGGCCCTGCTCAAGCTGCGCAACGAGATCTATGCGCTCAACCGCAACACCATCGAGGTGTTCGACAACGTCGGCGGTGACTTTTTCCCATTCCAACGCGTCGATGGTGCTCAGATGCAAAAGGGTGTGATTGGCACCTTTGGCTGCTGCGTGTTCATCGAGACAGTTGCCTTCTTGGGCAGCGGCCGTAATGAAGCACCAGGCATCTACCTTGGCGCAAACGCGACTGCCACAAAAATCAGCACTCAGGAAATCGACGAGCTGTTGCAGACCTACACTGAGGTGCAATTGGCTGCGGTGAAGATGGAGGCACGCAACGACAAGGCGCACGAGCACCTGTATGTGCACCTGCCAGACAAGACGCTGGTCTATGACGCGGCCGCATCGCAGGAAATGCAGACGCAGGTCTGGTTCATCCTGACAACCTCGACGGTCGGCTTCAGCCAATACCGTGCGCGAAACTTGGTCTGGGCCTACGACAAGTGGCTGGTTGGCGACCCGCAGTCCAGCGCCATCGGCTACCTGGTGGATAACATCGGAACGCATTGGGGCCAGATCGTTCGCTGGGAGTTCGGCACCATCATCGTCTACAACGAAGGCAACGGCGCGATTTTCAACAAGCTGGAGCTGGTCAGCCTCACCGGCCGCGTGGCCTTGGGCATTGATCCGATCATCACGACAAGCTACTCGGTGGACGGCATGGCCTGGAGCCAAGACCGACCACTGCGCGTCGGAACAACAGGCAACACCACCAAGCGACTGGCATGGTTTCAGCAGGGTCACATGCGCAACTGGCGCATCCAGCGCTTCCGTGGCGACAGCCAAGCGCATCTGTCCTTTGCCCGTCTTGAGGCGCAACTTGAGCCGCTGGCTTACTGACCATGGCCACACAAAAGCTCAACCTCACCCGAGACCAGCTTGCAACCTTCCTCAAGAACTTTGAGCAGGTCAAGCAATTTGAAAGGCTGTTTCAGATTGCAGACGAGGTTGCCCCTGCGAGCGACACAACCGGCATCAGCATTCAGGCAGGAACGGCGCAAGCTGCAGCGAACGATGCTCTGGCGCAGTTGCAGCGCATTGGCGACCTGCTGGCACTGATCGCAAGTGCACCGGTTACTGAGAACAACAACTCGGTGGCAACGGATTACATTGACCTCAGTGAATCACCAGCGCCAGTCGACAAAACCCGTCGCCTATCGTGGAACACCACTGACCAGACTGTCAACCTTGGCATGGACTACGGCGTCACGCAGCAGATCGGCCAAGAGACCTACGCCCGTGTCGGCAACACCACAGGCGTGACGATTCCCAACGGAACGGTCGTCGGCTTTGCTGGCGCAACATCCAACGCGCTGCTGGTCGCTCCCTATCTCGCAGACGGCTCGCAGCCGACACTTTACATCTTGGGCATCATGACCCACGACCTGCCCGACAGCGGAGAAAAAGGATACTGCACCACTTGGGGTTTTGTGCGTGACATGGACACCAGCGCTTTTTCGCCTGGTGACTTGCTCTACGCCAGTCCAACGGTCGCAGGCGCATTGACCAACATCAAGCCAACGGCACCTGATAACGTCATTCCATTGGCTGCGTGCATCACATCCAACGCGACGACGGGCATCATCTTTGTGCGGCCAACCATCCAGCAGATGCAGTATTACGGCGTGTTCACCAAGACCACAGACCAGACGCCTGCTGTCATCAACACCGAATACCTGCTCACATTCGACAATACGCAGATCAGCAACGGCGTGACCATTGGCGGAACCACAAGCCAAATCATCGTGCCCGAGTCCGGCCTATACCAGTTCGATGCCACTGTGCAACTGACCAGCGGTAGCTCGTCATCCAAGAACATCTGGGTCTGGTGGAAAAAGAACGGCACAGCAATCGCCAACAGCGCACGCCTTGTCACCTCAGACGTGAACAACGGTTACATTCCGATTGCGCTCAACGAGACAGTTTCTCTTGCCACAAACGAGTATGTCGAGCTGGCCTTTGCGGCCGACAGCACCAACGTCACAGTTGACAGCGTGGCCGCCACAGCATTCGCGCCAGCCGCACCAGCGGTGGTGCTTTCCGTCACTCAAGTTCAACAATAAGGAGCACACATGGGCGTCCTCGTCAAAGTCCTGATTCCGTCAAAACAGGCTGAAAACGCGCAGACAACGCAGTACACCGCTGTGAACTGCAAAACGGTGATCGATAAATTCACCGCAACAAACACCAGCGCAGGCAACGTGACCATCAGCGTCAACCTGATCACCAGTGGCGGCTCTGCTGGCGTTTCAAACCTCGTTGTCGATGCTCGCGCAATCGCGCCAGGAGAGACTTACACTTTCCCGGAATTGGTTGGCCAATCGCTGGAACCTGATGGCTTCATTTCCACCATCGCCAGCGCAGCAACTTCGCTGACCATTCGCGCATCTGGCCGCGAGATCACCTCATAAGGAGCACACCATGGAAATGCCAAAGATCATGATGGCCGGATTTACTGGCCTGCCAGAATCGGAATCGTTCATCACCACGGCCGAGAACAAGAAGAACACCCAAACCGTCATCGACGACTGGATGCTTGGCCCTGAAAACCCAAGCAACGAGCCAACGGCCAACAAGGTTTACTGGGTTGCATTGGGCAAGGCCATGCAGGTGGACGAGAAAGAGGCCCGTCGTCGTCGCTGCTCGAACTGCGAGTATTACGACAACAGCACCTACAAGCAGGCTTTGATGGAGCGCATCCCTCGCAACGATTGGGACACCGACGCTGGTTTCCGTGGCTACTGCCGCAAGTTTGACTTCATCTGTCACGACCTTCGTTCTTGCCAAGCCTGGGAAGAGCGTGACTTTGAGATGGATTGACAGGCCATGCAAATGTGGGACAATACCGGCACTGAGCTGTCCGAGCTGCCAGTGGCTCACCCTTCACAGGAGTGCCCCATGAGCAATGCTGCGGTTCAGGAAATTGAGAAGCAAGTGCCAGCAGAGCACCTGCCGATCTATCGCCTGGAGGCCGAACTGCTCAAGTTGCCCCAGGTTGAGATGCCAGTCGATCACGACTTCTGCAATGGCCTCTACGCTCGCACCATGCACATCCCGGCTGGCACAGTCCTGACCGGCGCAGTGCACAAGGACGAGTCCTTCTTCGTTGTTCGCAAAGGCCCCCTGATCGTCACCACTGACGACGGCTCGGCCAAGGTCGGCCCCGGCTTCATGAGCGTCACCAAACCCCCCACAAAGCGTGCTGGTGTTGCGCTGACTGACGTCGAGGTGACCACATTCCACGCGAACCCAACAAACGAGACTGATCCAAAGACCATCTGGGACATGTACACCGTCCCTGCTCCGGCTTTGGCTTTGGAGGCCGTCCAACACCCGCACCTGGAGGGCGCAAAATGACTTTTGGATTATCTGGAGCCGCACTGGCTGGCGTTGCCGTTGGCGGCGCGACGCTGGTTTCTGGCTACATGCAAGGCGAGGCTGCGAAAGACGCGGCCTCAACACAGGCTGGCGCATCGCAAGCTGGCATCGAGGAGCAGCGTCGCCAGTTCGACGTTGTTCAGAAGCTGCTGGAGCCGTATGTCACCGGAGGCACTGAGGCGTTCAAGCAGCAGCAAGCCCTGGTCGGCGTGCAAGGCCCAGAGGCTCAGCGTGCGGCCATCTCGGCCATCGAGCAAGGCCCGGCCTTCCAGGCTTTGACCGAGCAAGGCGAAAACGCCCTGCTGCAACGCGCATCTGCCACTGGCGGCTTGCGTGGTGGCAATGTCCAGGCTGCGCTCGCTCAGTTCCGGCCTCAGATTCTCAGCCAACTGATCGAGCAGCAATATGGCCAGCTTGGCGGTTTGGCTAAATTTGGCCAAGCATCTGCTGCAGGCACAGGCGCTGCTGCACAAGAAACAGGCAGCAACATTGCGTCACTTCTTGCAGCACAGGGCGCGGCAACGGCTGGCGGCCAGATGGCTGCAGGTAAGGCCTTTGCGTCGATCCCGTCTGCCATCTCTGGCGGCCTGGGTATCTTCTCTGGCCTTGGAGGTAAATTCTGATGGCACTTCAACTCCCAATGGGCCCAATCAACTACGGCATTGACGTGCCAGACCCGTCGCAGACATTCCTGCAGGCTTTCAAGACTGGCACAGCCATCACCGAAACCCGAATGGCGCAGGAACAGGCACAGCGCCAGGCAGAGCAACAAAAGACCGTCATGCAGGCCTTTGAGCGTCTGCGCCAGCCCGGCGCAACTGCCAAGGACTATGCTGATCTGGCCATGATGCTGCCCGAGACGCAGGCCAAGGCCGTGCGCGAGAGCTTCAGCCTGATCAATGCAGACCAGCAACAAAACGCACTGCAGCGATCTGGCCAGGTGTTCTCGGCCTTTAAGTCCGGCAAGCCTGACATCGCTGTAAACCTGCTCGACCAGCAGATCACGGCACGACGCAACGGCGGAGACGAGGAAGGCGCAAAGTTCCTGGAGACCTGGCGCGACGTGGCCAAGGAAAATCCAAAAGCAGCCGAGGATTACTTCGGCTTCACCATCTCGCAGATGCCTGGTGGTGACAAGGTCATCGAGAGCGCTGTCAAGCTGGAAGAAGACCGTCGCAAGGAACAACTCCAGCCGTTCACGCTGCGCAAAGCCACATCCGAAGCCATCATCAAAGAGGCCGAGGCCAAGTTTGCGCCCGACAAGTTCGGTGCCGAGTTGGGCCTCACGCAGGCTCAGATCGACGCATCTAAGGCTGCCCGTCGCGCTTCTGACGCTGCGGCCGCAAAGTCCGGCGCAGATGCACGACGCGCACAGGCAGAGGCTGATCAGATCAGCTCAGGCATCATTCCTGCTGACAAGCGCCCAGAGGCAGAGACCAAGTTCCGCAAGGAATACAGCGACCAGACCAAGGGTTACCAAGAGGTCAAGTCTGCCTACGGCCGAGTGCTGTCCTCCGAGGACAACGCGGTTGGCGATCTGTCTTTGATCTTCGGCTACATGAAGATGCTCGACCCAGGTTCTGTGGTGCGTGAGGGTGAATTCGCCACGGCGCAAAACGCTGCAGGCGTGCCTGAACGCATCCAGAACGTCTACAACAAGGTCATTAGCGGCGAACGCCTTTCCGCTTCGCAGCGCAACGCCTTCAAAGGTCAGGCTGGCAAGCTGTACACGACAGCGCAGCAGCAAGAATCCCAGGTTCGCCAGGGTATCGAGCGCATTGCCAAGGGCTACGGCTTGAAGACTGAAAACATTTTCTACACCCCAACCGAAACAGCACCGACTGCGCCTGGCGCTCCTGCACCAGCCGCACCTGGTGCGCCTGCACCAGCCCAAGTGAGCGTCACGGCTCCAAATGGTCAGGTGATCACATTCCCGAACCAGCAGGCGGCTGACGCCTTCAAGAAAGCAGCAGGGATTCGCTGATGGCAACCGATTACGCAGCACTCGCACGACAGTTCGGTGGCACTGCCACCAGTCCAGCTGCGCCTGCTCCGGCAGCGCCTGCATCTGCACCTGCTGCAGCTCCAACCGTCGACTATGCGGCCATGGCCACGCAGTTTGGCGGCCAAGCTGAACCTCAGAAGATGGGATTCTTTGAGTCTGTTGGCGAGATGGTTACCGGCGCACGACGCGCAACGCCAGAAACCCAGGCGCTGCCTGAGTGGACTGGTATGCCAGAGCTGAACCAGATGAGCGTGGCTTCTCTGAAGTCTGCCCTGGGCACCTTGGTTTCAAACCCACAGGAAACCGTGCAGATTTTGAAGGCCAACTTCCCAGGCATCGAGGCACGCCAAGACGCCAAGGGAAACTTCATCCTGAAATCGTCTGTTGACCAAAAAGAGTACGCCATCCCACCCGGTTTCTCGGTTGGCGACATTCCGCGTGCTCTTGGCGGCTTGCTGGCCTTCACCCCTGCTGGTCGCGCCACAACGCTTCCTGGTGCTGTTGCTGCTGGCGCTGGCACTCAGGCCGTGATCGAGGCAACCCAAGCGGGAACTGGTGGCCGCTTTGACACTGGCGAGGTTGTCACCGCGGGCGCTGCCGGTGGCGCTGGCCAAGTCGTGCAGCGTGCCGTGCAAGCCGCAGCACCTGCCGTGAGGCGTACCGTTCAGCGTGCCACAGGCCGTCCGGTGACGCCTACTCCTGCAGCACCCGCTGCGGCCCCTGCTCCTGCTTCTGCTGCGCGAATTGAGCCAACGCTTGAGCCAATGCCTGCACCCTCTGCTACGACGGCTCCTGCGGCCCCTGTTGGCGCACCAATTGGCACGGCCATGGCACCAGAGGCTGCCCCTGTGGCTCAGGTGGCCACAGAGGCCTTCGAGGAAGTTGGCGACCTGGTGCGCAAGGCCTCCGGCAGCGGCCCAGGCTCTGCCGCAGCCAAAGCCAAGCTGGCCGACGTTGCCCAGGTAAACCCTGATGCCCGTGCTGCAGCCGAGCGCCTTGGTATGGACTTGCCGTTCGACGTGTTCAGCGACAACCCACAGGTGCGTGCAGCCGTTGGCCTGACCAGGTCGGTGGCTGGTGGTGAAGCGGAGGCTGCATGGGTGAACACCGTGCGCACTGCCATCGGCAAGGCCGACGACGTGGTTCAGCAGTTCGACGCGGCCTTCATCGAAGGTCGTCCGGCTCCTGGCGCAACTTCTCAGCGCATTCTGGACAGCCTTAACACGACACGCACGCAACTGTTCAACGATGCCGACGTGATCTACAAGCGTGTGGACGCCACGATTCCAAAGACAGCAATCGTCCAGTTCCCTCGCCTGACGCAAACACTCGACGACGTGCTGGCCGAAGTCGGTGAAAAAGGCTTGTCCGCACAGGAAAAGAAGCTCTACGAGTTGGCCACCGACCCTTCCGTGACCTACGGCCGTCTGCTGCGCGAGAAGAACCTGATCGGTCAG